CTTGTAAACACACGTTACTGGAAATTACCGCAAAGTAGTTTACTCTTGGACCGGGAGGTGCTATCGTGACCGAAACACAAAGGAGGTATACAATGGGTAAAATATTACAGACATTAATCGCACAGAACGACGGTGATCTGGTTGGAGAGGCCTTGAAGTTGATTGACGGCGGTGGAATGATGGACCCGGATTTCAAGGAAATATATCACCAGATTATTGAGTTAGGCTGTACCGCTTATGGTGCGGCTCAGGCAGTTTTCCTCTCCGGTGCATCTGCCCGAAGCATGAAGACCCTCCACTATCACGCCCTCCAGATCGAGGTCAATCTACTTGGATTCCTGAAGCAGGTGACCCCCAACAGTATGCTTACTGAGCTCATGTCCGAAGGAAAATTGGACTGCCCCGACGAGCTGGTAATCGAGCTCGAGAAGCTCCTGAAGGAGAACGACGTCGAGTATGAAAAGTGGGCGACCTACACCCTTATCTCATCCTCCCCTTAAAGGGCCGAGAACTTTAAGGTAGCTTAAATCCGACGCAAACTAATTCCTATACACACATACTACTCCGACTACTTTAAGATAGCTTAAGGACTTTCGAGGACAGACTTCGAAGTCACTAATTAAGCTATCTTAATTTTCTTTGGAGTAGTATGAATTACTAAGTTCCAGAGTACTATGAGAATATAGGGACTTTAAGCTACCTTAAGAAACGCGCCCTTTAAAGGGGAGAGAGAGTTCACCCGAGGGAGGCAGTTTCCTATTGACGGGAGGCCTGAATTCCCCTACCCTGAAAACTCGGAGGCATGTAATTCATTATGGCCAAGACGGAAACCCCAAATCCAATAACCTCACCAGCTTTGGCTGCCCTTGCGAGAAAGCGTGGTCTGGTGGAGAAGGTGAAGAAGCCTTCTCCACTCTCTGCGCTTGAGAGACGCATGAACGAGCAAGCCAGGATCGCAGGTGGTCAGACCAAGCAAAGACAATTTGACGCTGAGGTCTTCGAGCACCTATGCGAGATCCAATGCACCAAGGACGAAATATGTAACTGGTATGGTACTACGGACAAAACCCTGGAAAACTGGATTAAACGGACGTACGACGGCAAGGGCTTCTCCGAGGTATATAATGAGAAAAAGGGTAAGGGACGTATTAGCCTACGTAGGGCTCAGTTTCGTATGGCCCAGAAGAATATAGCTATGGCCATCTTCTTAGGTAAGCAATGGCTTGGGCAGAAGGACTCCATACGCCAGGAGCATACTGGCAAGAATGGAGGCCCTATACGGACGGAAGGCGACAAGAAGCCGAAGGTAGACTGGTCAAAGTTTTCTGTGGCACAGCTGGAAATGATCGCAAAAATCATGGAGCAAGTGAATCCTGATGACGATGGCAGTAGGCGCATTGGCGGAATCGATATTAGTGAACCCCTCAGAATTACAGAGGGTAAAGGCTGAGATCTGCCGAAAGTCATTCTACGCATTTGTGGAGGAATTCTGGCCTGAGGTGTCTGCCAGTGAGTTCGTTTCCAATTGGCACATCCATGTCTTCTGCGAGGAGCTGGCTATCCTGGCTGAGCGGGTAGGTAAGAACCTCCCTAAAGAATATGATCTCATCGTTAACGTCCCCCCAGGTACTACGAAGACCATTATATTCTCCATCATGTTCCCTGCATGGTGTTGGACAAACTGGCACTGGATGCGCTTCATAACCGCAAGCTATTCCAGTCCCCTATCCTTAGAGAGCGCAGAGTACAGCCGAGACCTTGTCCGGTCTGATCGGTTCATAGGCCTATTTCCCAACATAACTATCAAGAGCGATAAGGACACCAAAGGCAACTTCAGGGTCCAAATGAAGGATGAGCAGGGAGTCATTCGTCTGGGAGGTAACCGCTATAGCACCTCAGTAGGTGGCACCCTGACGGGATTCCATGGACATATAAATATCGTCGACGATCCTCTCAACCCGGCACAGGCCGCATCAGACACAGAACTGAAGACGGCCAGGAACTGGATGGACCGCACACTATCGACCAGAAAGGTCGATAAACGGGTCACCCCAACAGTACTGATCATGCAGCGGCTCTCAGAGGGTGACCCAAGTGGGCACTGGCTCTCCAAGAAGAAGAAGAACCTGCGGCACATATGCCTCCCTGGTGAAATTAGAGAATATATGGATTCCCTTGCCCCTCCTGAGCTCAAGAAGCATTATATTGACGATTTATTGGACCCTACCCGGATGGGATGGGACGTCCTCGAGGAGATGAAGGCAGACCTCGGTCAGTACGGCTATTCAGGCCAGGTGGGTCAGAGCCCCTTCCCTATTGGTGGTGGGATATTCAAGATAGACCAGTTCAAGATCAGTGACGGAATCCCCAATTACAGCAGAGTCATTGGGGCTGTAAGATATTGGGATAAGGCAGGGACAGACGCTGCCGATAATGCCATGAGCGCTTTCACTGCGGGTGTCCTGATGTTCAAGCTCAGGGACGGAAACTATTTCATTGCGGATGTGGTTCGAGGCCAGTGGTCAGCAGGGAAAAGAGAGGCCATAATCAGGCAAACTGCGGAGATCGATCGAGCTCTCTACGATTCCCAGGCCGGGTCTAAGCACTGGCTCAGCCGCTACTACCAGGTATGGACTGAGCAAGAGCCTGGTTCTGGAGGTAAGGAATCTGCCGAGAACACCATACGCAACCTGGCTGGATTCGTGGTCAGAGCCGATAAGGTAACCGGGGACAAGATAATCCGAGCTGGACCGTATGCCGTCCAGGTCGAGAACGGCAACGTCATCATTAAAGCAGCTTCGTGGACTACGGAATTCATTGCAGAGCATGAGAAAGCTCCTACAGGGATGTGGAAGGACCAGTGGGACGCCGCAGCTGGAGCCTTCAATAAACTCTCAATGATTAAATTCGCAGGCACATGGGGGAGATAAGAAATGGGAAAAGAATCACTGGTGAAAATGAATGCGGGGGATAAGCCCAGTGAGCGCATGCTCATGAATATGGCTTCTCAGATTATCTCCAGAGCAGCAATGGCCTCTAAGCTGGGGAAGAGTTATGGTGGGGATAGGGATATCTACACTGCCCTGGGCTACAATAAGAATCCTCAATTTAACGACTTCTATACCCGCTATCAGAGGCAGGATGTAGCTAAGCGGATCGTCAAAGCCCCTGTGAGTTCCTCCTGGAGGCAGAAGCCTCTGATCTCCGAGATGGGGGATGAGGAGACTGCCTTTGAGAAGGCATGGTCGATAATGGTCAAGGACAAGAATATTTTCCATTACCTCACCAGGGCGGATCGTATATCAGGTATAGGGAAGTATGGGATTCTCCTGATGGGCTTCTCTGACGGTAAGCCTCTGAAGGAACAGGTCGAGAAGGCAGATCAGCTTCTTTATTTGCGCCCATACTCTGAGGCCAGTGCTGAGATCACTGAGTGGGAGAAGGACGCGAACAATGAGCGATACGGTAAGCCGGTCATCTACAAGCTTCAACCTGCCTCAGCAGATAGGGGTCAGTCCCTGGTCCTTAATGCTCATCATTCCAGAGTCATCCACATAGCGGAAGAAAGTGAAGAGGATGACGTCTATGGGACTCCCAGGATGCTGTCCGTGCTCAACAGATTACAGGACCTGGAGCTTATCTCAGGTGGGTCTGCGGAGATGTTCTGGCGGGGAGCCTTCCCAGGCATGGGATTCAAGGCAGAAGATGGTGCCCAGTGGGATCCGCAGAGCACAGCAGATCTGCAGTCTGAAATTGAGGACTACATGCATGGGCTCAAGCGCTACATACGGCTGAAGGGTGTGGAGGTGGATGAATTCTCTATGCAGGTATCTGACCCCTCGAACCACGTCTCCATTTTACTGGACCTCATCTCTGGAGCAACTGGCATCCCTAAGCGGATTCTGATCGGGTCCGAGCGTGGGGAGCTGGCATCAAGCCAGGATGAGAATAACTGGAATAGCCGTATCGATGAACGTAGAGTAGACCACTGCGAGCCTATGATCTTGAGGCCATTCATTGACAAGCAGATTGAGGTAGGGACTCTCCCTCCCCCGACCAGCAAGGAATATGAGATCGAGTGGCCTCCGCTCACATCCCCTGATGAGGAGCAGCAGGCTACGGTCTCCAAACTTAAGACAGAGGCCTTAGCAAAATATGCAGGCACGCCGGGAGCTGATCTTCTTATCCCTCCGGAGTTCTTTTACAAGAAATTCATGGGGCTCAACGAGGAGGAGATCGAGCAGATCAATGAAATGGTAGACGGGATGCTGGACGATGAACGGTCCCAGATAATGGAAGAGAGAACCCAGCTGGATAAAGAAAGAGAGGAGATGTCTCGACAGACGCCACCTCCTGGGGAGGAAGACTTAGATGAAGAATAAGAAAAAATATGTCAAGCCGAAATTTCACCTCGTCAAGGAGATGACCTTCATGTTTGACGGCATCAAAGCGAAGACAAAGACTATATGCAAACAATGCTCCAGCTGCCATGGGTGCAGATAGGAGGAAGACCTGAATGAGGAGTAATGACAACTATACGGAGAATACTGACAGCTATAATCCCTTTGACGATCTCGTCTTTGAGATCAAGCAAGAGCGTATAGCGATGAGCAAGGACATCCTGACAAAAGCGAAGGCGAGGAAGCTGGCGAACCTACACCCAGCATTCGTCTCATGTGGACCAGATCATGTACCCAGGCCTCATGCGAGATCAACCTTGAAATGACATCTTTAGCGTACAAAATAAATGCCATCAAGGGCATTAGAGGGGCTCAGCCTTTTCAGGTAAGGCCTTCTCGTGCGGCTGACCCCACTAAGACGCTGACGCTTAGAAATGCATGGATACGGGACATCAATAATCGATTTAATGCGCTGAAGAGGGTAATGCGGATCTCCATCACGGACAATGACTGCTTCGGGCTCAAGGACAGACCCCATACCATTCCTGAGCTCATCGCTCAGGGGAGTTACCAGACGGAATTGGACAAGTTGTCTCCCCTAAAGCCCAGCGCTTTTAAGTTCACCAGGAATGATCAGAAAGTCAAAGGCTTCATGACCTGGCTGAAGGAGCAAGAGAAGCTGGGCATCCTGGAGCTGACTGCCACCTCAGGAAGGACGGCAAAGGGGATCGAGGCCTGGTCCAACATCTATATCCAATCTGCCTATACGAAAGGTCTATCTCAGGCCAGAGCGGATCTCATTCAAGCGGGAGTTGATGTACCCAACATAGCTGAGATTCCTGGAGGCATTAGTGGAGTCTTTCATCAGCCTTTTCATGCAGACGCTGTGGGGCTTATCTATTCGAGAGTATATAGTGAGCTGGAGGGAGTGACTGCTGCGATGGACCAGGCGATTTCCAGGCATTTAGCTCATGGTCTTGCCGCAGGTCAGGGACCGTACACAATAGCCCGAGACCTCGTGAAGGACGTCGACAATATCGGCATCAACCGGGCTCGGACTATTGCCAGGACTGAAGTTACGCAGACCTACAATACAGCAGCTATTAACGAGTATACCTCCGCAGAGAGGCTCCTCAAAGAGCCTATTCATGTGCAATGGTGGACGGCGGGAGATGATCGGGTCAGAGCTCATCACATTGAGAGGCATGCGCAGATCTATACCAAGGAAGAGGCCTATGAGCTTATTGGTGAACCAAACTGTAGGTGTGCTCTGCTCCCATGGATAAAGAGCCTTAGTAAGCCTGGAAAGACTCCAAGGAGAATAAGTGAGCCCAGCATGAGGACGTCTGCTGAACCCCCTATGGCAGTGATCGGTGAGAAGGTTGGCTGCCTTCTCCCCGGAGTTACTGGGAATGCCCTCATCACCTTGGCTACCCCGAAGGGATGCTCCGATTACGTGAGATCCCCAAAGGGGAGCTGGACATTAAAGGGGAGACCTGTCTCCGCGAGCGAGGCAAAGCGCTTGGATGGGCTCAGGCTCCCTCCTGGGTGGGACAATGTCATTGTTGCGAGGGATGCCTCAGCTAAGGTGCAAGCTATTGGCCTGGATAAGGTGGGACGATGGCAGTACAGATATTCAGCAGAGCATATAGCTAAGGCGGCTCAGAGGAAATTCGACAGAGTCAAGCTGTTCAGCAGAGACATGTCCTCCATAAGGAGGGGAATCGACGAGGGAGTCAAGGCTGGAGATCCACGGGCGATGCTCATGCGGATAGAGGACAAGACGGTTATCAGAAATGGGTCAGCGGCAGATTACAGAGCGAAGGTGAAGGCGTATGGACTGACTACCCTCCAGAATGAGCACCTGACGATCAAAGGAAATAAGATCTACTTCGATTTCATTGCCAAAAAGGGCGTCCGGGCTCAGTACACCATAACTGATGACGTGCTTGCTCCCTGGCTGAGGCAGAGGAAGGCGGCTACGAAGGTCGGGGAGAAGCTTTTCCCTGATGTGCCTGCCTCTAAGCTGAACTCTTATCTTTCTGAACTGGCTGGTGGGAAGAAGTATACGGTAAAGGACTTCAGGACCTACCATGCGACCCGGATAGCCAGGGAGGAGCTGAAGAAAATAAAGAACCCGTTTAATCTGACCAAGAAGCAAATGGACAAAATAGTGAAGGACGTCTCCACGAAAGTGTCCAGTTTCCTTCACAATACACCCTTGATGGCTAAGAGCTCATATATTGATCCGATGGTATGGGACATGATAGGTCTGAAGGACGTCTCCTTCGCTCTGAAGAAGAACCCTTTCAGAGTCAAGAAAGCAGTGAAGCGGAAACCTAAGGCCGCACCGAAGCCCAAGGCCAAGGCTACCCCTAAAGCTAAGCCCACAAAGAAGGTAAGCAAGACGGATCCTACTCACTGGGTCGATGCGAAGACCATAAAGGAGGCCAACCTCCAGTTCTGGGATAGGTGGAAGAGGGCGAATTTCCACGGATTCACCACGGATAAGGAAAAGTTGAAGGCTATGAATGCGTGGGGTAGGATGCTTGCTGAGGAAGTGAGGAACAATCCAGCTCTTCGGAGACATATAAAGGGAGACAATGTCCACTCCTTTGATCTGTATAAAAATAAGAGCATACCTCTCAATAAAGCCATGAAGAAGAAGAAGTTGCCGACTGATCTGGACGGGCTTTATTGGGAGGATTCATCGTCGGGGTTGAGGATGAAATCTATCCATGTAGCGAATGCAGGGGACGATCTCACACGGATGGCGACTTCGGGTATAGGGGAAGGTCACTTTGCGGTAGGTCAGGGAGCTACGCGGGCGAACTTCATGCATGAGTACGGGCACAACGTGTATGCGCATATGCCTGATGTGCACTCGAAGAAATGGAAGGCTATCATGAGGGACATTGAGATTAGCGATCTCAATTCCTCGATCTCGCGGTATGCCTCTTCTCATGAAGCGGAGGCATTCGCTGAGGCCTTTAGCGCGTATACCCATGCGGCATACGGTCTGAAGGGAAAGAGATTACCGTACGAGATAGAGAAGTTCTTTGCGGAAATGTTCAAGAAGGAACCTCCGATAAAGTTAGGACCGAAGCCACCTCCGGTTAAGAAGAGGCTCCCGACGAAAACCAAATTGCATTACTCGGATAAGCAGATGAAGGAGTTCGAGAAACTCGCCGGGAAGGGAGATGTACAGGCAGAGATAATCTCGAAAGAGTTTGCCGCTTACGGGAATCGCATCACCAAGAAGGAAGCGGAGGAGATCGCTGATGCATTGAGGGGCTACATGGGCAAGGATCATGACAAATGGAAGGCAGTACAGGATGGAGCAAAGGGAATCAGGGGAGCTGCCGCTATCGAGAAGAAGCTTGCCTTGATCGACAAGTACATAAAGCACGCTCCACCGATTCCGGGGGGTAAGACCGAGCTATACAGTACATTCTCCCGTGCCAGTCTGAAGGAGTTCTCTGTAGGTCAACCGATTAGGAATCCCATATTTAATCGATACTTTGATTCAGTAGACGGGGCAATGGGAGTGAGGAAGATGGACAACACTAAGGATGCCCTCATTAAGATCGTCGGGAGTGGATTCAGGGGAGGAGCGTCGGTGAAGCACTGGGGTAAGGAGGGATATAACGTCCTCGTTGGTAATGTCAAGGTGTTTAAGATGGTTAAGAAGGAAATGGTGAGTGTACCTGGCCTGAAGGGTAAATTCCTCCAGGTCACCATTCAGGCATACAAATAAGGAGAAAGCGATGCTGAAGGAACCGGAGTGCTCGAAGAGAAAATGCAAATATTTCTTGGGGGTGCTCACTAACGGTGATGAGACGATAGAGAGGGTCATATGTTCCGCTTTCCCCGTGAGCATCCCATCAGACATCGCCTATGGCGGCTATAAACACGAGTCCGTGCGCGAGGGTCAGGAAGGTGAGTATGTCTATTCAGCAGAATAAAGAAGAAGACTTTAACGAGTGGTTGGAATCCATAGTGTTCGTGGACGCTAAGGGAAATCTGGTCCCGGCGACACTTACGGATGATGAATCCACTGACCCAGAAGGCGACAGGGAGGGAGAATAATAAGGTCCAGAAAGGGCAAATAGGTGAGTTCATCTATTCTAAAATATAGAAGGGAGGGAGAGTGATATGCTTCATAACATTCAGTTCATATTAGACAATTACACAACCAGAATGGAGGCCTTAGACGGTCTGGACTATCTCGTAGCCCCAGTGGTCATGCTCAAGGAGGGGGTCCACGCTGGGTCATCAGGTCCCATGTTTTACTCAGGGGATGAGATCCTCAAGTCAGTCAATGTCTGGAATGGCGTCCCGGTTACATTGCCTCATCCAGATAAGGATGGTAATCTGGTGAGCGCCAATAGCCCGGAGATGATTGCCCAATTTAAGGTAGGCAGGGTCTACAATGCTGTCTGGGTAGATGACTCCCTGAAGGCCGAGGTATGGCTTGAGCTAGATAAGCTAAATACTCTTGGGGAAGATGGAATCCTGGAAACCATCAAGGAGAGTGGTGAACTGAATGTGTCTACAGGGCTGTTCTCTGAGGACATTGCAGAGCCTGGTACCTGGAATGGTGAAGACTTCAGTGCAAAGGTCGTCAATATCAAGCCCGATCACCTGGCCTTGCTGCCTGAGTCGAAGGGAGCATGCAGCTGGGAGGACGGCTGTGGAATCAGGGCAAACAAGAGAAGTATGGACCAGACCATGAATGCGGTGTACAGTGCGGTCCAGGCTCATGATACGGAGACGATTTATCACTATGCAACGGAGATATTTGACGACTATGTGATCTTTGAACGGGTCGCACGGAAATCGTCAGATCCTCCTAAATTATATCGACAAGGGTATGCCATTAATACAGATGGAGTGGTTGTATTTACAGATGAACCAACACAGGTAAAGAAAGAAGTCGAGTATGTACCTATAACTGCAAACAAGGAGGAAGATGAGATGAACGGAAAAGCGAAAGACAACAAGTGCTGCCCGGAGAAGGTCCAGTTGCTGATTGAGAACGCGGCGACCCCATTCGAGGAAACCGATCGGGACTGGTTAGAGGCAATGACGGAAGATCAGATCGATAAACTTACGCCTCCGGAGCCGAAGGCCAATGAGGAACTGAAGCCTAAAAGCTCCAAGGAAGAGATCGCTGCGGCAGTCAAGGCAGGCGCTGAAGGAGCTGAAGGTACTCCTATCGCGGAGATCGTGAAGGACAATAAGCAAACCGAAGGGAAGGTCGATACCCCGGAAGCTTATATCCAGAATGCTCCTGCGGAGATTCAAAGCGTGCTGACGGAAAGTCTGGTTATGCATCGGCAGAAGAAAGATGACTTGGTTAAAGCTCTCCTGGCCAATCAGAATAATTCCTTCTCGGAGGATGAGCTGAAAGGTATGGAGCTGGTGGAGCTCAAGAAGATTGCGAAACTGGCGCAGGTCAACAACTATGAGGGGGGTGGAGGCCAGCTGCCCGTGGAAGTCAAGGAAGAGGAAGGCCTGGGATTGCCCAAGATGAATTGGGAAAAATAATCGGCTAAAACGAGTCATAATCATCAATTAACGAGGAGGAACAAAAATGAGCTATAACACGATTTCAGTAATCTCCGAAGGTAGTGTCCAGAAAGAGGCCTTAGCATCCGGGTCCATTACCCCTGGGCATCTGCTGGAGCAAACCAATGCGGCAGTGGACACCGTGAAGGTCCATGCGACAGCGGGGGACTTTGCCCAGAAGGCATTCGCAGTAGAGGATGACCTCCAGGGAAATACCATCGATGACGTATACACTGTCGGTGAGCGGGTCCTGTACAAAGTCTTTCGTCCCGGCGATGAGGTCTATGCACTTCTGGCCAATGGGCAGAATATCTCCAAAGGTGACAAGGTGGTCTCCAATGGTGACGGGGCAGTGAAAGCCCGTACCTATCCGGCTGACTCTTCAGCTGTGGTCCAGGAAGAGCATGTAGTCGGTATTGCCAAGGAAGCCAATGACAGGTCTTCGTCAAGTTCTGCCATTGATGACGCTGAAAGTGCAAGGCTGCTCATCGAAGTCTGCTAAGCACCCAGCTGAACCCATGAACGGTATAATCATAATTTAATCAAACTAAGGAGGAATGAGAAAATGAAAAACGCGATAGTTGATGGCATCTTTCAAGGAAAGGTGTATGGGTCCACAGCAGCCAGATTGGTTGCCAACGGTATGGACCCCGCAGCCTTAAGACCCTGGAGAAACGATCAGGGTCAGGGCTTCATCACCGTGAATGGCCAGAACATTGTCCATAACGCTGCCACCCTGAGGAAAGACGAGTGGACGCAGATGGATGATGCCATCCTGGCAGAAGCCCAGCTCCGTATGGTCGGTGTTGGCGATCTGAATTCACGGAACCTCACCTATAATATTTCCAATGGCCTCGGTACCACGGTCTTGGAAACGGAGAACATTTCAGACTTCTCCGATGCCGAAATGAATATGGACGCAGTGACCCGAGGAAGAGATGATAGGCTCATCTATGATATCGGATACTTGCCTCTCCCTGTGATCCATAAGTCTTTTCATTACAATATCCGTGCCCTGTCCGCCAGTCGGACCAAGGGAGCCCCACTGGACACTTCCACAGCGGTCCTGGCCTCCCGGAAAGTATCGGAAAAGGTCGAATCCATGCTGTTCAACGGTTCCAGCTCCTTTAATTACGGCGGCGGGACCATCTACGGCTACACCGATTTCCCGAGTCGCCTGACCGGAAGTCTTGCTGGTCCATGGGATCAGATAGACAGTTCAGGTGCTGGCGGTGAAACCATCCTCCAGGACATCAGAACCATGAAGCAGGCGTTGATCGCCAATCGTTTCTACGGTCCTTACCTGGTCTACCACGCACCCGCATATGAGACGGCTCTGGACGATGACTTCAAGGCCGCATCAGATAAGACCATTCGTCAGCGGATTCTTGAGGTTGGTGGCATCGAAGACGTCAAAGTGGCGGACTTCCTGAGCACCAATTGCGTACTCATGATTCAGATGACCTCGGACGTTGTCCGTATGGTGAACGGTCTGGGCGTTACCCCGGTCGAATGGGACTCCGAAGGTGGAATGGTCTTTCATTATAAGGTCATGACTATCCAGGTACCTCAGCTCAGGGCAACCCAGGCGGGACGTACCGGAATCGCGCACTACACTGAATAAACCCCTTAAAAGGCCGAAGTAGTAGCAGGCCATAGAAAGGAGGCATAACCAATGTCGCACTATCAAATGAAAAAGATGGTCGGACCTCACAGGCACGTTGATGGAACATGGATTAAGCCCGGAGACGTGCTCGACTGTGAGGAGCATGAGATTAGAGGGGCTCTGGATAAGTTTGAGATGATTTCAGAGGCGAAGCCTGCGTCCTCTCCTGAGGAAGATGGGGAGAAGAAGACCGACAAGGCGGGCCTGGTCCTCTTGCACCGGGGAGGCGGCAGATACAACGTCGTTAATCCGGAGACAGAGGAGAAAATCAACGATGACTATCTGACGAAGGAAGAAGCCCAATCACTCTTGCGGGAAAGAGGAGAGAGTACCATCCCGGTTGAGGCACTGTAGATGGGAAGCTCTCCTTGGAAAGCCCCGAGGATGTGGAAAGGAAGCACATCCTATATCCTTGGTGGTGGACCAAGTCTGAATCTGGTAGACTTATCACTGATACACGATCGGCGATGCATAGGCGTCAATAATTCTTTTTTACTCGGACCGTGGGTGGATGTATGCTGGTGGGGAGACATGAAATGGCTGATGTGGCACCGGAAGACTCTGCTCTTCCAATATCATGGCCTCGTTGCGTCTTGCAATACCAACACTGGCATTATCCAGAGGAATAGCTGGGTCAAGTTCTTCAGACGTGGAAAGCCCATGGGCATTGACCCCAGACCAGGGATGATTTCCTGGAATCGCAACTCCGGGTGCAGCGCCATCAACCTTGCCTACCATTTCGGCTCTACTCGCATTGTTCTCATTGGCTTTGATATGCAAGAAGGCCCCTCCGGTGAAACTCATTGGCACGGAGGTCACGCAGAAGCAAAGGTCAAATACGCAAGGAAACAAAAGATGAGGAAAGTCAAAGCAAGGACTCTATACGAACGGTTCAGACAGACAACTGCTTTCATTGCCCGGGATGCTGGAAAACTCGGGGTGGAGATCCTCAATGCATCTCCGGTATCAACCATTGATGTTTTCCCGAAGGTCAAATTGGAGGACACGTTATGATCCAGAATTGTAAAGTCGGGACCAATGTAACTATAGGGCACGGAGTCATTATCGACGATGGAAGCGTCATAGGTAATGACGTTTTTATTGGGCACAATACAGTCATCCGAAGCGGGGTCAAGATTGGGCATGGGTGCGTAATTGGACATCTCGTATTGATCGAGAGGGACACCTTTATTGGGAGGATGACTACTATACAATCGCAATGCCATATAACGGCTGAAGCGGAGATAGGGGAGCGGGTCTATTTCGGACCTTGCGTGACCATCATTAACGAATGGAAGATAACCAAGCATCGCCACCATGTGACTCCACAGGACCTTAAAGGTCCAAAGATAGGAGATGGAGCGCGGATAGGTACACGGTCTCTGATCATGCCCGGAGTCAGCATCGGGATAAATGCAATGATTGGAGCTGGGTCAGTCATAACCAAAGACGTAGGAGAGAGGGAGATCTGGCGCGGTCCACAGGCGTTAAAGGTGGGGATGGTCCTGAAGGAGGAGCTGATATGATCCCAACGTTTGGGTGTATATACAAGACTGGGGGAGACTATACGATGGTCGATGTCCTCCGACTGAAGCACAATGTGGAGAGACGGACTTCGGTTCCGTATAATTTCGTCTGCTTCACTGATGACATTAACCTCCTCCCTACGTCTGCCATGGAAGACGGAAGGATTGACGTAGTCGAGGTCCTCGATCACTGGGCTCGGCCTCTTCTTCAGAACAACCCGGGATGGTGGAGTGTTCCGGAAGTCTTTCGCCTCACAGGGCCTGTTGTGGTAACAGGGCTTGATACTGTTTTTGTAGGGTCGGTTGATCCTTTCTTTGAGCTTGCCGAGACATGCACGCCTGAGCAGTTCTATATGATCCACGCTTTTAAACGCAGTGAGGTCTGGGCCTCCGGGTTCATGGTTTGGAACGGGGACTGGTCCTGGTTATTCAATGAATTCAATTACAAGGAAGATTCCCGGGAGTTTGTTGGTGAACAACGATACACACGCACCCGGCTTCTTGAACGGGGGGTTGCGATCCAAGGGGTGCAAGACGCTATTGACGGGATCTATTCTTACAAACATCACGTCAGGGGCAAGGGACTTCCGGAAGATGCCCGGGCAATTCTGTTTCACGGACGGCCTCGACCAAGTCATGTTCGTGAACAATGGGTAAGGCAGGAATGGCGATAACAGCAACCAAGACCCAAAAGGTGTACCCGGATATGTCAAATACAAGACAAGTGGCAGATATCGACAGAGAAGTGGGAAGGCTTCTGGATAATGACCTGCGCGATAGGGGAAGTGCGATGGGGAAGAGGTTTGCCCCGGGTCCCCGCAAGCGCGTTCGTCAAACCAGGCGCGATATCGAAAAGAAATGGATGCCGCCCAAAGGGACTTCGATGGCGCACCCGGCCAATCGCGGGACCATTGAAAAAGCAACTGCAAAAGAGATGAAAGAGGCTTGTGTCGGAAAGGTCTGTGAGATTGGTTGCGGGACCGGGCGGATTGCTAAGTATTTCAAACCCAACAGATATCTCGGGCTGGATATTAACCCCACCTCAATCCTGGCGGCGGAGAAAGACAATCCCAAGCATAAGTTCGACCTTGTCTTGTGG